AGTGCTCAATAATCCCGATGTCAATAAAATCCCCATATGGTCCCTCAACTTCTTTTTCTGGCGTATCGAATACAGGTAATCCATAAGAATCGATGTATCCTTCGTAGTTCCATTCCATAGGTATGAACAAAGAATAGAGTCCTGAGCTTGTCTGTCCATTGCGGTTTCTTTTGGTAACATCTGAATCATTATATAATTTTTTAAAGTTATCACCACCTTTATCTAAAGCATTAGAAGTAGAACCCATCATACATTTACCTATAATTCTACTACCAAGTCTTAAAGTTGTTTTAGTAACCCTCCAATTATTTAATATATTGTTAGGTCTCTCCCATTTTCCTGATTCATCATGTGCTAATAGTTTTAATTTTTCACCATCATAACTATTATCCCCTGTGTTTTTCCAATCAATAGTTGTATCTAGGCCTTGTAAATCTTCTTCTCGATCGGTTACTTGTATGTTTCTTCTAGTTAATTTACTAGCAGGTACTCTATATGCTAATTCTGTTTTAGGTCGATCCATACCATCTTGAATCGGTTTAAAAAAGAATGGGTAATTAACTGATATGGGAACCACTTTGTCAGTAAACATCTTTTTAGCATCTGGTCCAGTTTTAGATAATATTCCATATCTTGAATCACTAGATATACTAGCAAGATTAACAATCTCTCCTGACGCCATAAATGAAAAACCAGATCTACGATTTTTAAGGTAACACATACCATAACATCTTGTATCTGCTTTACAAGCTTCCCAAAACAAAAAGAACAACCTATTAGATTCTCTAAAATCTGGTGGACCTACATCAATCTTACTCCATTGTAAATACATATAATGAGTACCAGTAAGATAAATAGGAATTCCTTTATTATAAAACCAAAATCCTTCTTCACGTCTTTTAAACTCTTCATCAATATATTCAAACCATTTTTCTTTAAAATCTTCAGGATATTCTTTCCAATCAAATACTGTTTTAATTCTTTTTAAAGCTTTAGGATATTCTGTTTTAGTCCAAGTTCCGTTTTCAAATTTATGAACTTTTTCTTCTTTAGGTAAAGCTATTTTAAGATTTTGTATTTCATAGATTTCACCTATTTTACCAGTCTTAGATATTATAATTACATCATGTTCTTTATTGTATCCATACTCCCACTTTTTATACCTATTATTTCTTTTAAGAATTTTAGGTTTAATATAATCAGGTAATATTTTATATAAAGTTTGTTCGTACATTATTTAGACCTCCCTTCTGCAAAACCTCTAAAAGTTTTCTCTTTTTTCACCTCTTCTTTAGGTTTGTCTTCTAGCATATTTTTTTCTTCTTCTAATCTATTCAAGATTTCAAAAGCATCGAATATAGCTAGTTTTTTAGTGGCTGCAGCATTCTTTAATCTATCTGCGGAAATATCTGGACCATAATCTATGATTGGTTCTTTAGCAACTTTAATTAACTCTTTAACTGCTACTTGTCCAGCCAGGATTATATTCTTCTTCGTTTCCTTTGTGCTCATACTTTATAACAATATCATTTGATTTCATACAATAAATTCGCTTCTTATCTATAATAAACTCCCATTCTCTTCCTGGTTTATAACCAACTAAGTCTCCTGGGTGAATATCAAGTGCCTCTAATTCATTATTACCTATCTTTAATATCCCAACACATTTCTTTTCAACATCTAACGTTAGAGATTCAGTATCTTTAATGGGCATTACGAAGCATCTATTTAAAAAAGGAAACCAAGTGTCACCTTTTTTGTGTAAATAGATTTGATCTGGTTTACAAAAATATAAATCTTCTTTAAAATATTGACCACTATTTCTTTCATTTCCTTTAACATCATACCATCTTCTAAATATATTATGATGTATTATTATTTCATCACCTACTTTAATATCAGTAGTGTATGCTAAAGGAGTAGAAACTACAACAGCGTTTCTACTTACCATTCTGTGATCTTCGATGTTTGCATTTACAATAAGAGTTTTATCTCCTATTTTTACTTTATTATTATACCTATCTTCTTTAGGAGTTATAATAAAATTGTATATACTTTCCATTAATATTCTAAATCATATTCAACTGAAATAGCCATGTTAGAATTAAACTTCTTCCAAGGCATTACTTCATTGTCTTTTTTAATAAAAATATTATAAGAATTATCTTCTTTACTAAAACTAATACTATAAATTACATGTCCACCATAAACTGATTGACCTACAGAATAATGCATGGCTTCATTTTTATAGTCCGCGCCTATACTTATTTTTCTTATAATAGAGTCCATGTCTTATTTTTCAGCCTCTGGTGTCTCTATTTCTTTATAAGAACCATCAGTAAGATCAATATTAACTTGACCATAAGTTTCTTCAAGTTCTTTTTTAGTACCTTCTAAAGCAGCTGCAAACTCTTCATATTTTCTACCTACTTCTATCTTTTTTGCTTCTAAAGCTCCAAGATCTAATAATACTTTTTGAATATTATTTTGTTGAGTTTTTACTGTTTCTAATTGTTCTGTAGTAATTTTATTTACTTTTGTTGTTTCTTTTTTTGCCATTTGATTAAATTTTAATTATTATTATTCTCTATTTATTATCACCTATTAATATGTGATTTTACTTTTTAAATATACTAGTTGCCTTTTCTGTCGTTCGTCCACCGAAATAGGCTAAGACGACTGACATCATTATCTTCTCGAAAGTATCATTCCATAATTCATTTATATGAAATGGTAAAGTTTCTATACTATCTAAAATACCAGCCATTGAAAATATAACTATACACCATACTAGTACTAGCGGGCGTACATTTTTAGACATCCAAGAATCAGACATAGAATCAGCTTCCCATCTTGATGTGATAGCTTCTAATTCTTTATTCTGCTGGTCATATATTAATTGCTGAAGTTTAATTTTATCATCTGCAGGAGCATCTGATTTTGTTATTTCTGCTATAGCTTCTTGAGGTGATGTAACACCTTGTAGTATATTACCCAATGTTGGGTTAATAACAGATGCAGCTCCAAATAAAAGCTGCCCAACGGTTGTATCTTTAAATTTTTTCTTTGCCATATTATTTATTATAAGGAAATAATCTGTTTAAAGTAGCTTTTCTAGACTTACACCCGCATCCACCAGGTATACTATCTGCTAACTTTTTTATTCCTGTAGCTGTTGTAAATTTTTCTACTGTATCTCCTAATCCTTTTGATTTCATTTTATTATAATTTTTCGAAAGAATCTGTTTTTGTATAAGCTTCTTTTTCCCATGGTAAATCTGGCGCACCTTCTTTCATTTTACTTCTAGAATATTTTTTACCTTTCCAATATACCGCTTCATCATCATACCATAAATCTCCTCTTTTAATTTGATCAATATGTACTTCTTCATGTTCAATAACGCTTTCATGATCTTTATGAGGTAAATCTTCAGATATTAATATAGTACCATTCTTGTTTCCTTTTCCTAAGCAACCTGGTTCTAATTCTCTTTCATAAACGGGAGAGGTTTTTTTAAATGGTGGTTCTAATTTAAATGCCATAACTTGTTGATATTGTTCTAGGATCTCCTGAAGGAATAACTCTTTTTTTACTTATTTCATTTTCATCTACATCACTAGCAAGTGCTGCAAGTGATTCTCCTTTTTTGTATAAACTTGTAGCTTTCATAGCTTTGTAGGTGTTGCTACCCTTGCTCACCACATCAACTGCTTTTTTTGTTGCGTTTCCTGCTGCCCACATATCTCCTATTCCTGGAACAGAAGAAAAACCAGATACTACAGCGTTTTTAGCGTGTTGTGCTGCGGCATCTTTATCACCTTTAGCTAAACTATACAAACTTCTTGCTCCATAAATACCTGTATTTAATAAATCTATTCCTGCACCAAGAGCGCCTGGAGCAAATCCACCTAAAGTTAACAAGTCTTGAAATTTATCCAAACTACTTCTAGTTTCTGATTGTGCTTTTTCATTATTTTGCGTAATAATATCTTTTTCAGCATCAGCAGAAACATCTATAGGTTCTTCTTCTACAAGAATTTCTTCTTCTTCTTCTTCTTTCTTTGGTTTAGGAACATATTTTCCTATACCTCCATATGAAAGAGGAGATTGAAACGCGTTACGGGATATACCCCATTTTTGTGAGTAAGGCATTGTTTATCCTCCGTGAACTGCTGGTACTCTTAAGATTTTTTCGCAATCTTCTTTGCTGTCACATCTTTTAAAGATACCACCTTTCTTGTTATTCCATATAAACCAACCTTTTTCATCTTTATCGATGCAACCTGGTCCACCTTCATCTTTTGCGCATCCTTTTCCATCAAAATTTAATGGAGAGGAATTACGACTTAATGGATTGTTTTGTGAATAAGCCATAGTTATTTATTTATTTAGTTAAAAACTCTAAAGCTTTTACTTTAGCTGCAGTTTGAGCATCTTTTTTCTTATCTTCTTTTTTTGTATCTTCTTCTTCTTCTGCATGAAATGGAGAAGATTTTCTACTTAAAGATTTATCAAAAGCTTTTACAGCTTCTTTATCTTCTGTAGCTGAACCATAACCTCCTTGAGTACTTTCTGTAGCATCTCTTTGAATAACGTCTTCTTCTTTTATTTTTACGTTAGCTGGAGAAGATTTTCTTTCCACTCCATAATAACCATCTTTATAATTATTAACCGGTGAACTAGATTTTCTTGATACGTGCTCTTTTCTTTCATCGTCTTTAACGTCTCTTGCTAAGTTAGTAATGTGTTGCTCATCATGTAATTGTCTTGCGTCTTTATCTTTTGCATGAAATTTTTGATCATCTTTAATATCTCTTTTAAGATAATCCATATGAGCCTTATCGTCTCTAATTGCAGCTTTCACATTTTGCTTTGTAATGTGAGTATGCATGTGTTTGTGAATTGGATGTGCCATTTCTTTTTATTTTAATTATTAATTTATGAATATGCGTATATTATTTTACTAGCAGTTGTACCTGTAGATTTTACTCTAGTTACTGCTAAAGGAGATAATGTTCCTATTGCTAAGTCTTTTATTAATATATCATCACCACCCGCTGTAATGACTGCTACATCAATAACAGAAGTATCTCCATTATAAATTTGGAAAGCTTTTGGTTGACCTACTGAGTTACTTTGAAGATCTTCAGCTTCATCACCTGATGCTATATTACCAATAGTAACAGTTACAGCACCTGTACCACCACCACCGAAAGCTGTTTCAATAGCCGCTGTATTAAATACAATAGTTAAACCTGCTAAATCTGTTAAACTATAAGTGCTTACGGCTACTACTTTTACATTCGTTACAGCACCACCAACAGTTGTTGCTGTAAATGTAGCTCCTCGTCCTGGTGTCATTGCATCTATATAAGTTCCTCCTGATGGAACAATTGCTTGATCTACTGCATTATTAAAACCAGCTGAAGTATTAGCGCTTAAGTTAGATAAAGTTACACCAGCTACTAATCTAAACCCATAAGTTCCTACTGGAGTGGCATAAAGACCATTAGCTTGATAAATTGAATAAGTTTCATTTCCATCAGGAAATAAATCTAAATCCGCACCATCAGCATCCATAATACTTAAAGTAGTAGCACTATCAACAGCTTTAACAAGTCCTACAGTCCAGTCAGTTGTGTTATATACTACATCACCTACCTGTACTCCTTGATCCGCAACTTGACCCTGACTTGGCGCTGCTTCCAAAGATTGTACGAAACTACCTCGTGTAGGATTTATTTGTAACGGTCTTGTTGTATCAACTAATTTATTAGTTGTATTAACATTTGCCGTTCCAGAGAATCTTAAAGTTGAACCTGGAATATTAATTTTATCGCTTGGTACAACTCTTAATCCATTTGTTAACGTGCTTGGATTTATTATCATTTTACTTATTTATTTATTAATTTTTATTTTTTTTTGCTTAGCTTTATGTTCTGCCATTCTTTTGTCCATACATTTTTTTCTTTCAGCACTACCTTCTGGCAACTGCATACATGGAGTCTCATTAAGTGGAGATGAAGATTTTCTACTTATAGCTTTATCTTCTTCTTTTGGTTTTTCCTCTTTGTGAGCTAATCTAGCTTTTTCTTGTCCTTTATAAAGATGTGCATAAACTTCATAAAAATCTGGATTATCTCCATCTTTTGCTTTTGCCTCATCTATTTTTTTCTGCCATTCATCATGTTCATTTAATGGTGAACTAGATTTTCTAGATATAGCTTCGTCTTCATAATCTTTATCATTTGGTTCAATGCTAGTGTCTTGGGGCATAGTTCCTCCTTGAGTAGTATCCATTTGAGCTAACATTTCAGCGTTTTGAGGAGAAATTGGTGCATCATCAGATGGATCTAACATTACTTCATTAAGTGGAGATACTCTTTTAAACGGATTATTTGCGTTTAAAGGAGAATTTTTTCTTGATATTGGATTCTTTCCTTGTATATATGTCATTTTATTATCCTTTTGCTTTTTGTGTTATAGGCAAACTTCCAGAATATGGAACTGCTCCTAATTTTAATTTCATTCCGTGGATACCAGCGCTCCAACCTTTACCATGAGGTCTTCCATCTTGATCTAGTGGACCGTCCCATATTTGAGATTCTCCAACTATTCCTACAGAATTGTTTTTAGAAGCATGCGTGTGAGCTTTGTCTTCTATCATTTTAAGTGGTGATTTGTGATTTTTCATAATTATTTTTATATTAATTCGTTTACGTCTTCTGGTACTATATTTCCTTCAGCAGCACTAGTTAACATTTCTCTATCAAAAGATCCGTCTACCGGTTTACCAAACATTCCCATTGCTGCTTCTTTAGTTCCAGGAGTAAAAGTTGGTGCAGCTATTCCTGTTGGATCAATATCTGGACCAGCATAGTCTGCTTCTGGAGTAGAATCTATTTCTTCTCCCATTCCACCTGAACTTAATTGAGCAACAGCAGCGGCTATACCTTTAACTTCTTCTTGAGTTGCATCTACTGTTTTTTGCAATTTATTAATACCTAATCTTTTTGCAAATTTTTTACCTCCTCTTTTACCAAGGAAACCTCCTAATAATGCCATATTTTAACGGTTTTTATCTTTATTTACATTATAAATAGCATGAGTTAATACCTTATCTGTATAAGTATCTCCAGCTATTAATTTATTTCTACGCTCGCTTGTTGGTATATCATCATGACCTAATATGATTCTGTACATTCGACTAATTAGTTGTTTGCCTTTAAACGAGACTTTATATATATTATATTTTTGTGTAGTTCTATTTCTATATCGCCACACTTGAATCCAATCATTTTGAATTAGTTTACTCCATCTTCTATTATTCCAGCTAAAAGAATATGCACCTATTTCAAAATCTTTTTTTGTAAATAAGTCTATACAATCTAAATAGATTAATAATTCTAATTCTGCATCAGTTAAGCCGTTGTTTTTACAAGCCCATTTGCGTATTATACGGTAATGTTTTAACAAATTAAGATCTTTAAGATCACTTGCTTCTAGCTTTTTCATAAAACAACGACCACATTTTCTTGTCTGATGACATGATATGGTTCTTTTTCAATTTCAATTTTATGTGCTGCAGATTTATCAAAATAAATTATATCATTTTGTTTCACCGCCACCACAGAATCTCCTACTTGAACTACTTTAGCTTGTTGAAATCTTACGTCTTCACGCTGTTTCTCTGTTAAAAGTAATCCACCTTTAGTTTTTTGATTAGATTCTCCTATTTTTTTTATAATCAAGTTATTTCCTATCGCCCTCATGTAATCTAATATTATTAATTATACAATCAGTTGATAAGATAGTAGTTGCTACAGAAGCCGCATTTAATAACGCACTTTTTGTTACTAATAATGGATCTATTATTCCACTATCAATCATATTTACCATATTTCCTGTAACCACATCTATTCCAAAACCTTGTTTTTTAGGCATTTCTGGTTTTAGTCCAGCATTTTCTAGTATAATTTTATAAGGAGAAATTATTGATTTAGCTAAGATTTTTTCAGCTTCATTAGTTTCTTCTATATATTCAGCGGCATTAAGTAATGCAATACCTCCGCCTGGTACTATACCTTCTTTTATTGCGGCTTTTGTAGCACAAATAGCATCTTCGACTCTATCACTCTTTTCTTTTAATTCGATTTCAGAGTTAGCACCTACTTTAACTACGGCTACTTTTGCAGCTAATAACGCTAGTCTTCTTTCATGTGCTATTTTATACGCAGGAACTTTCTCTATAGCTTGTTTTGCTTGAATTTCTTCAATCAAATTTTTAACTTCTTCTGGAGTTTCCTCTACTTGTATTATAGTATTTTCTTTATTACTAATAATTTTTTTAGCTTTTCCTAAGTGCATAGGATCTATTAAATCCATATCATCACCTAGATCTTCATTTATAACAGTAGCGCCCGTCATTAAAGCTAAATCATTTAGTTTTTCTTTCTTTGTAAATCCATACACTGGAGCATCTACAATACAAACTTTTATATTACCTTTCATTTTATTCATTGCAAGCGCGGCAAGAACTTGAGGTTCAACATCTGCAATTATAAATAAAGATTTTTTATTTTTTATAGCATACTCTAATACTCCTTGTATTTTTCGTATGTTTTCTATCTTTGATTCAACAACTAATACAAGAGGATTTTTTAATTCAGCAACTTCTTTATTTTGATCGGTAGCAAAATGTAAACTTTTTAAAGGTCTATCAAACTGCATTCCATCAATAATATCGACAGAAGAGACTAAATCTCTAGATTCTTCCATTATTACGACACCTGTTTTATCTACACTTTTAAATGCTCCACCAATTAGTTTACCTAATTCTGAATCATTGTTTGATGAGATAGTAGCGACTTGATCAATCATATCGCCTGTGACTTCTATTTTAATAGATTCTAAATAGTCTACAACTTTTTTTACAGCTGAATTAATACCCTCTTTTAGTTGTCTAGTATTAATTTCTTTTTTATCTGCTTCTTGTAATATAGCTTGTGCTAATACTGTGGCTGTAGTAGTACCGTCTCCAGCTTCTTCTACAGTTTTTCTTGCAGCTTCTTTTATTAATGTTGCACCCATATTTTCAACAGCATCAAATAATACTATTGAATTAGCAACAGTTACACCATCTTTGGTGATAATGGGTTTTCCTTGATCATCTTCTAGGATAACACACTTGCCGCTAGCTCCTAATGTGGAGCTAACAGCTTTAGTGAGTTTGTTTATCCCTTCAAATATTTGATCTTTTGCATCTTGACCGAAGTTAAGATGTTTCACAAGTTTATTGGACATAATTCAAATTGATTTAATTTTATTTAAAGGTTTTCACGACTTTTGGTCCTTTTAAGAAATCTACTTTCTTTGCGTAATGCGCTACTGATCCATCAATAGCAGCTTCTGCGCCTTCAATAGTTTCTCTTCGGGTTACGTCGATCCAAGTATCTTCCTTTTCAGGACTTTGGTACTCGGTTTGATAGAAACCGTTAGCTAATTGAACTATCCTCCAGTTTGATTTATCTGCAAGATGTTTCCATAAGTTAATAGTTTCTTCGGTGATTTGTGGTTGACTATTCCACGTTTTAGTCTGATAATAAAACGTCATTGGTTTTGGTTTTAAAGGTTAATAAAAATTGTATTACTATGTAATAGTACTCCAAATTCCAGCTGTACAATCTGCGTCTGCTCCTGCATTGTTTCGACCTGGTAAGATCCCTCCTTGCTTAGCCGCAAAAGTTGAAGATCCTGCTGGATCTGCATCTTGAGCATAGTAAGAACTAGCTTGTGATGACGCAGGCTCTACGCTCCAGTTATCCCATGCGTACCCTGATCCACTATAAATTGGTTGGTTCCAAGGTTGAGATGCTGAACCTGTAATGATGTTCCATAGAGTTCTTTTAAGCTCTACAAGGTTAGAAGCACTTTGCGGTACATATACTGACGCAGTTGCTGTTACTGAAGTTAAAACTGCAGTACCACCATTGCTATACGTAAGTGTAACGGTACATACATCAGCAGCAGACGTTGCTGCTATTGTTACCACATTGTCAATCTTAAGTGGTAAAACTTCGCCACCATTCATTTCGATTTGTAAAAATTTATCTGCCATTGTTATAAATTTAAAAAATTATGGTTTACTATTCGTTGTTCTTGAGATATAATAAGTAAGGTAAACCAAAAAAATACCTATTAATCCTTATCTTTTATTATTACTTGTTTTTAATATTTTTTACCTATGGGCAACATGGAGGAGATGCTGATGTTACTACGCCAC